CATTGCAGACCGGACCGCTACCGTGGGCCTGGCTCCTGAGTACGTGTTCACCCGGTCCACTCCAAAGTGGTACATGAGCACCCAGTTCTATCACAGCGTTGTGCTTGATGTGCTGGCCGGTGCTGGTGGCAACACTCCGGCAACCTTGGCCGCAGGTGTCACCCAGCGTCAGCTCTTCGGATATGAGGTCGTGTTGTGCGATGTGATCGCAAAGGCTGACGCCAACAACACCACGTACGCCTACTTTGGCGCTCTTGACCTTGGCTGCACGATGGGCGACCGTCGGCCAACTGAGGTGGCTGTGTCTGAGGATCGGTACTTCGAGAACGACCAAATCGGCGTTCGCGGTACGACCCGATTCGATATCGTGGCTCACGACGTTGGCGATGCGTCCGACGCTGGTGCCGTTGTCAAACTGGCTACAACTTCCTGAGGTGCTCACATGATCAATGTCCAAAACATCGGTCACGCTGACTACAACCTCACCGTCGATGGATCCGATGCAGGATTCGAGATCGACACCAACAATGCCTCATACCTGGTCGTGCAAGTGTTCGGCTCTGGTGGCGCTGGTGCCGCTTTCACCAACTGCAAGCTCCAAGAATCTGATGCCTCCGGCTCCGGCCAAGCAGACATCAGCGGAGCTACCGCATCCATCACCACGCCCGGCTCCGGCGAAGATGAAGCGTATTTCTTTGTTGACCTCCGTGGTCGCAAGCGCTACATCACCGTTGTGGCTGATCCCGGTGAGTCTGCCGATTGCTCGGTCTCTGCGTTCCTTGCACGGAATGCCGAGGCTCCGATCACTGCCGCTGGTGCGAGCATGACCGCTCGCGTCATCGTCTGATCTAAGATCAAACACGGGCTGGCCGTCGAAAGGCGGCCAGACCCATTTCCAACAGGAGTACAGAATGATTCGCTCACAGGATTTGAAGTTTGTAGGCTCAGACATCAACGGAGGCGCAAACGATGCGTCTGCGGTGTTTGATTGTGCAGGTGCATCGTTCTTGGTGATCACATGCGTCACTGAGGCACCGTCTGACGATCAGGAGATCACGATCACCGAAGGCGACACGGTGGACGCCAACGACGCAACTCTGTATCCAGCCACCACTACGCCGAGCTCCGCAACCGACACCACTGCATTCTTCCTGGTGGATCTGAAAGGCAAGCGGCGATACATCAAGGTGACGAGCTCTTCTGGCTCTGATCTGCGGTTCAAGAGCATCATTGGCCACGTCTATCGAAAAGGCAACGCTCCTGGCAATGCCACAGAAGCAGGCGTCGATCTGCGGGTGTTCCTGTAAGCCATGGCACTCGCAGACAACGCTCTGGTCAGTCTGGCTGACACCAAAACGTACATGGGCATCACCAGCTCGACTGATGATGCTCTGCTTGAGCGTTTGATCAATGCGGAATCAACCCGCATCGAGAATTACTGCGACCGCAATTTTCGCCAGCAGACCTATCGAGAAGCCTACAACGGCAGCGGCCAGCGTCGGCTTCGGCTTCGCAACTTCCCAGTCTCGGCTGTGACACGTGTGGCCATCGGCAGCAAGCTGGCGCTGACAGTGACGAGCGACACGGCCACCGATCTGCGTGCTGTGGTTGAGGTGCAAGATGACCGCCTGCAACTGACTCGCCATGATTCTGATGGCGATAAGACCCAGACCCATTTTGTGTTCACGGCCAACGGCAACGAGACAGCTGCGGGCCTGGTATCTCGGATCAATTCGGAGGATGGCTTCAGTGCCACGCTGGGCACCGACTGTCTGAGCGAGGATCTGTTCAGAATGGGCGGCGTGAACGTAATGCTCAACTCTGCCCAGATCTACTTTCCTGATCGCGATGATATTCCGTACCGCATCCATGATGACCGGGCCACGCTGGAGTTTGTCGATTCTGCTGACATGATCTTCTACGGGCGTCGCACTGACGCTGGCTTGCCGATGCCGCATACGTTCGCAGGCATTCGCGTGGACTACACTGCAGGCTATGACGGATTGACAGAGATTCCTGCCGACTTGGCCCAAGCCTGTATCAAGCTAGTGCAGTACGCCTACAACGACCGCAAGCAGAACAACACGCTCGCCAGCGAGTCAATAGGTTCGTACTCCTACAGCCGATCGCAAGACCCGATCGTGGGCAACGGCGAGGTGGCTGCACTCTTGGCCCAGTATGTGGATCGGAAGTCGTGAGCGTTGAGACACTGATTGACACGCATGGCATCAGCCTGGACCGTGAGCGGCCTATTGTCTTTGTGGATGCTACCGGCTTCCCGACGCGATCTTTGCAGACCACAGCAGGCTTTGCCGTTGGATTCGTGCAGCCTCAATCTGCTTCTGAGCCAGTGCAGTATGGCCGCGAAGAGCTGGTCATATCACACAAGGTGTATCTGAAGCCCGGCGTAGATCTGCAGGCTGACGATATTCTGGTATTCAACTCCAAGCGCCTGCGTGTGGTTGGTATTCTTGATCCTGGCACGTTCGTCTATACCGGCTATCACATGGGCCACGTGATCGCGGATTGTGTCGAGGATGAAAGCGACGATACCGCATGAGCGCCAGCAGTGAATTCTTCAAAGCCAAGATCCGCACGGCGGCGCTCAACTCCGTGCGTGATGGTGTTGAGGCTTCGGCGATCCTGCTGCAAACGAAGCTGAAGCAGGTGCTGAACCAAGGCAAGAGCAACGTGGTGACAAAGACCCGCGTGCGGAATACATCACGTGGTGCCGTTGGTTCGACCTATCGCCAGTGGGTATCTGGTGCTCCTGCTGGCGCGCCTCCATACAAGGACACCGGCAACCTTGCCAAGATCCAAGTAGACAAGAGCAAGATTGACACGGCCAAGCCATCGGCAAGAGTGGGCACAAATGCCGTCTATGCTCCGGCTTTGGAGTTTGGAAGCCGACGGAATGCACCGCACCCGTTCATGCGGCCAACCTTGGCGGACAACCAAGCCGCGATCCAGACCAAGTTTCAAAAGGTCGTGGCTGGGCAGTTCCGGAGATACATGCGATGAGCCAAGATGTGGTCAAAGCATTCTACGACCAGCTGATCAGCGATCAGACCTCTGGATCGTTCTACGATCGCGTGAGCGGCAGGATCTACGAGCTTGAAGGCCCGACCAATGCGGCCTTGCCTCTGGCGGTGTTCTCGCTCATTTCGTCACCGTATGCGGACACCTTTGACAGTTCTTCAATCAAGGACTACACGTTTCAAGTCGATATCTACGGCAGGAAGCGTGCAGGCATGTCTGCGGCAGGAGCGATCAACACGGCGCTTTTCACGCTGCTTGACCGCCAGACGATCACGGTTCCCAATAATGATGACGGCTTGGTTCGGTGTTTGATCCAAGGCGTCAGGACTGTTGAAGATGATGCAGTGCGCATCCGCTCAGAATGGATTGTTCAAACGGGCCTCATGGCCTAAGGAATACTGAATGGCACGAATCGTAGGATCAGACGGCGGTTGCACCGTTGACGGCTACAACCTCAAATTCACTACTTGGTCTGCGACCTTCTCACAAGTGGTCACGGATACCTCAGCATTTGGCGACACATTCGCTCAGAAGCGTGGCGGCCTGATGTCTGGCACCTTCTCCGCTGGCGGCGTGTTGCAAGATGGTGGCACTGGAGGCAATGCCGATCCAATGCCGGATTCAGCAGGCGATATTGCATTGGCTGCTACTGGCGTTGCTGTCGATCTGCAAGCAAATAGCACATCCTCTTTGTGGGAAGGCTCAGCTGTGATCGCCAACTTCTCGCCAACCGTCACCAATGCTGGAGAAGCCACCGCGACTCTTGACGGTGAGTTCACCGGCGCAATCACGATCACCTGGGCAGAAGCCTAAGGCGGTGCCACATGGCCAGAATCGTAGGTTCTGACGGCAACTGTGTACTCACAGGATATGGCCTCAAATTCACCTCATGGTCTATGACTTTGAGCAACGTGGTCACGGATACGTCGGCTTTTGGTGATACCTTTGCGGCCAAGCGTGGCGGCCTCATGTCTGGCTCATTCACCGCGACGGGCGTGATCCAAGATGGCGGTTCTGGCAATAGCCCGATGCCGCATGCGGATGACCCAGCAGCGCCGACTGATGCCAACATCGCCATGAGCGCGGCCGGTACTGCGTTCATTGGGTACGCCTCCGATCGCACTGGTTCGGCTGATGATTCGTTCTGGTCCTGTGCCGTTGTCGTATCGTCGGCGGCACCGACATCGTCCAACGCTGGCGAGGCTACAATGACCATCTCTGGCGAAACCACGGGCGATATATCCATCACATGGGATGAGGCATAATGAGACCAGCACGGACGCTGCAAGATCTAGTCACAGTTCTCACCTTCAAAGGCCGCAAGACCGGCAAGCTGATCACGAAGCGCTGCGCCTCCACTCCCAACCATACCATCGAAAAAGCCCAACTCAGTGCCATGAAGTTGTATTATCTGGTGGACGATCCTGACCGGCTGGTGAGTATCGAGACCAAGACCAGAAAGCAATGGATGGAGGAAGGCTACAAGCCACAGCCTCCGCAAGACCTGAGAGGCTAAAATGATCAAAGATGTTGAGGTGAAGTTGAGCGGCCAATCATTCACGGTTGGCCGCTTTTCCGTGTCTGATATCCACCGCGTTGGCGAGCTGGTGTATCGCGTGCGACGTGATCGCCTGGTCGATGACCTGAGCGCCATCGGCTTGGACGCTGAAGCCAAGTTGGCCAAGGTCAACGAGCTGCGGGCCAAGTGGGAGAACGGGCTCGAGGTGCTGCGTGCGGCGTACTTCATGGACGGTGCCCAAATCATCTGCCGTGAAGCCTTGCAGAAGTCAGGCCACGACACGGCTCTGCTTAACGATTGCGAAGACCTCAAAGAGTTGGTGCTGGCCTCGACAATGATCTGCGGCCTGCCTGATCCGTTTGCCGAGAGTGAGCAAGAGGACGAGGCCGATGAGGTCGATGACGAGGCCGAGGAGATCAAGCCAGACGATCGGTAAGACAGCCAGCACTGCCCGACAAGCGCGAATGGACACGAGAGCGGGCACTGCTGGCGCATTACTTTCCGGGCATCGGAGAGCCGATATATCTGACGTTGCCCGAGTGGAATGGCCTGCTCGAGCAGATTCCGAAGCTGCTGTCATTCGGCGAGCCTCGCGCGAAAAGCCACCGCGAGTCTGTCGAAGAGAATATGAGGCGAATGTATGGCTGATCTTTCTGCTGGTGCTCTGACAGTATCCATCGACGCTGACCTGACCAAGCTGGAGAAAGGCCTGGACAAGGCACAATCTAAGGTCGCTCAATCCACGCAAGAGCTGGACAAGATGAGCACCAAAGGCAAGCAAGCAGCCGAAGAGACTGGCGGCGGATTCTTTGAAGCCACTGGCAAGGTGCAAGAGTTCCAAAGCAAACTGAGCGCCGCGCTTGGCGTGATTGCTGGATTCGCTGCTGCGGCTGAGTTGGTGGCTGGCGTTGCTCGAGGCTTCACCAAAGCAGGCGAGGCCATCGAAGGATCCAAAGATTCTATTGATGCCCTGGACAAAGGCTTTGAAGCCTTCATTGCCGAGATTCCGATCCTCAACAAGTTTGCCGAGTTTGGCAAGACGTTGGCGATTGGTCTGGGCCTTGCCACTGACGAGGCTAAAGAGTTGGAGCAGGCACTGAAGCAGGCGGCCGCCCAGCAAAAGGTCTTTGATGCCTTTGCCAAGGCTCGCGTCAGTGTGATTGATAACGAGATCAAGCTGGCCCAGTTGCAAGGCAAAGAAGCCGAGGCCGCCAGACTGCAGGCTCAAAAAGACAACGAGGCACGACTGCAAGCCGCTCGAGAGTTGAGGCAGGAAGCACGCAGAGCCCAAGACGAGGATGCGGCTGGCGCTGAAGTGTTGCGCAGAAATGCCGCAGAGTTGGAGAAGCAAGCCCGAGAGATTCTTGAGATTGAGATGCAGCGCGCTGACGAGTTGCAGAAGCAGGCCGCTCTGATCAAGGCGCAGGCGATGGAGGCCGAACGAGTCAACTACATCTCAGCTCTCGACAGTATGAACGAATTGCGTGACATCATCAGAGATGTCACCAAACTTCGGTTCGATGAATCTGGCTTCCTTGGCTTGAAGCCATTTGAGGAGTTGACCAAGAAGATCAATGATGAATTCGACTCGACACTGCAACAGGCTCGAGAGCTTGCCAAGACACTTGATGATGCTGGCGCTCAGAAGCTCCTGAATGATTTGATGGAGATTGAAGATCAGTTCGACAAAATCGACGTCAGGCAAGAGGCTGTGAACCAACTGGCCCGGATTCAAATAGCCGAGTTTAGAGAAATCACAGAGGAGTTGGAGAAGCAGGCCGACGCCGCCGAGTTGGATTTGGAGATCCAGAAGAACAAAGGCACGGCGCTTGGCGATCAGTTGGAGCAGCAGCGTGAGCTTGCGAAGATCCAAGAAGAGTTTGCCAAGAAGCGTGAGGAGTTGGAAGAAAGATTCAGAGGCGGACGGCTTGAAGGCATCAGGCTCACAGAGAACGAAGAGAAGGTGCTGGCTGATGCCTTGGCTGAGTTGGATCGCACTGAGCGTGCTCGAGTTGCGGCCGTGCTTGCTGGCGAGAAAGAGATCACAAAAGAGAAGAAGAAGCAACTGGCGATCACTGACCAGACCTTTGCGACCGGCTTTGGCGAATCGGTGTTCATCCGCAAGTTGCCTGCTGGCGATGCTGCCCAAGATGCGATCATTCCGGTGCAGGCTCCTGACGTCGGACCACTGCAGACGCCAGACATTGACCTGGCTGCATTGACCGGCACGGTGCAGACGGCTGAGGATTCTGTGGCATCTATCTTGCAGGCCATCTTCAACCAAGACTCAGATCGGAATACACTGCTGCGAGACATTCGCACCGGCATCAATAAACTGCAGACCGTCGGCGGCGGCGGCACATCACGGGCATTCACCTAATGGCAAACTCCCAATACGAAAACAAGAACACCGGCGGCATTGAGTCGGACCTGCTGGCGCAGCAGACGTCAGCGACGCGCACCTTCACGGTGATCAATGACCCGTCTGATGCACAAGATCCGATCACGAATGAATTTGAGGCCTTGGCTCTCGTTGGTATTGCACTGGGCGATCCGCACCCAGATAACGCGGTGCTCACCTGCGTGCGATACCGAGCGGAACGTGAGCCAGACAATGATGACGTCTATCGGATCACATACACCTACCAAACGCCTGAAGTCATTGACCCGGGTGGGCCTGACGTTGGTGATGGCCAAGAAGAGTTCCGGCAAGCCGTCAACCTGCGATTCTCTCAGGTGCCGACCAAAGTCTGGCGCGTTGATGATCCACCAGCCAACGGGCTGAACTACAACGCAAGCGGCGACATTGGTGGCCGTGCTATCGACGTGAAAGGCCAATTGCTGACGTCTACGTTCAAGACGATCGCTGTGCTTGACATCACGATGCGTGTGGCCGTGAGCATCCAGCAAAGCAGCAATTACATCAGCAGGCTCAAAGACTTTGTGGGCAAAAGAAACAAAGGCAATTTCCTTGGAGCTGACGAAGGCCAGTTGAGATACTTGGGCGCGACCACGCGACGTATCCAAGACAATGAATACCGCCAGCTTTATGAGGTCACGCACTCCATCGGATATGATCAAGCGTTCCACCAGCAACAAACGGTGACGCCTTTGGATGGTGCTGAGTTTGGTATTCAGTACCAAGTCTCACCGGGCGACAAGTACGATCGGCGAGCGTTCCCAGTTGAATGGTTTCAACCGTTCCCGCAATTGGTCAGCTTCAACGGCCTTGGCATCAACATCTCATGACATCCATACCGCGCATCACGGAAGGCCTCAACCTCTTCACGCCTGACTTGTTCAAACGGATGGGCGAAGCTATTGAAGCCTACGAGGCTGGCATTCCGTCTCCAGATCCAAGCGTGGCCGTGCGTGCGCCATCTTTCTGGGCCAGCATCATTGGATTTGAATACATCAATCCAACGCCATCAGAAGGTCCAGACAGCAGCCAAAAGCCATTGGTTCGAGCATACAAATACATGTGGCAAGGTCCGCTCGGCAACAAATCCGGCCTTGATCCTGATGCTGACGACTTCAACCCGGCATACAACCTCTGTGAATACAGTGATGCAGATGACGAAATAAAAACATATCTTGGCCTCAATATGAAGCGGTTGCGTGATGAAGGCAAACTGTTCCGCAACATGCCGTACATAAACTCGACAGAAGTGATCGTTGATACAGATGGCAACCTGATAAAAGGTCAAGACGAGTTCTATATGCCAGACACCATTGCCGCACCACCACCCAAGGTGAGAATGTGGCCGGTGACTTTGTATTTTGACTACATAGAAACAGAGACAGCATTTGTCATCCACGCTTTCAGTGCAACGCCAATGATGGATGGTACTTGCTTTCAGACATGAGCAACCACAGAACCTGCTGCTGTAAAGGTGAACCATGCGTACCTGGGTTCAGGTTCGTTCAAGTCGTGCCGCAGATGTTCCCATCCAAGTTCATGGCTCACAGTGGCGAGTTTGCACCGCCTGAGGTTTCGTTCTGGGTTCGGTATCTCGGATCATGTGAAAAGACTGAGCCGAAAGACGCTGACATTGTGATTCAGCAAACCTTTGGCGACAGTGACGAAGAGCGAGTGATACGCATAGGCGACACAGAAACCAAGTTCATGTCTGATCTAGGTCCAACGTTGCCAACTTCACCAGCACAAGTCACGAGGATCGGCATGACACGGCCAGGCGACAACAAGACCGTGGCACCTTCCTACTTTCTTGGGCAAGCCTTCTCTGGGTCAACAGATCCCAAGATGCTTGGCACTCCGGCGATTGGCAATATCGACAAAAGTATTGCCATGACTCTTTGGCACCGTAACTGCTTCAAGCTCAAAGATGCTGAGTTCCTGACGGAAGAAGAATGGCTGGCACGTGATGACTACCGCGTGGTTTTTCGTTCGAGCGGCTTTGCACCTTCGGTTGAGACCATACGCCAGATTGACGTTCACATCTTCACCGATCAAGAGCCGTTCCAAGAGCTTGATCTGATCCCAAACGAATACAGCCCAGCCTTGCATTGCATCCCAAATAAAACAGTGGGCGGCTTTGTGTTTGACTCAGGTGATCCAGACCAATACTTCATCCTCTACGACTACAAAGATTATTACCCAGATCAAGTTGGATTGGTTCTGGCTGAAGGTTCGTACGACAGTGTGGTGACTTCGATCAGTGGCTGTGACACAGCAACCTGCCCAAGCGGTACAGTTCCATCACGTCAATACTTGGCCTACCGCACACTAAAACCACTCCCACCTGGTAGCCAATTTCCTTTCCAACCAGAAGCACGCCTAACCTGCCCAAATCAAGGATGGGATGCACCAATCAACGACCCAACGCAGAGCTTTCCGGCAAGCAGTGGTGTGTCCTGCGATGACCAACCTAGTGGCGAGCCAGAGTGTGATTCAGAAGAGCTGTGCCACGGCAGTCAGACTTTGCCTAACTACGTTGGCTTTGGGTCAATGGGTGAGCGAGACGTGTTTGGATTTACAGCACGAACAGTCGAGGAAAACCATCCATACAGAAACCGGCTTTTTGTTCAAGGTATCTGGTTCGATGTAGAGGCATTAGATCCTTTGGAACACGCATACAGCTTCATCATCTCTGAAGTTGGCACGGATGATTTTGAAGGCTCAGACTACGTGACCTTTTCGGGCACTGCAGCTCTACGCATTGAGCAAAGCAATAGCGTCAGAGGTGGTCTGGACTTTGGTACTGGGTATCCGTTTGGTGTTGATCTGGACCCAAACCCACCTTCTGATCCTGATCCTGCTACTGGGCCTGCTCCGTTTCTTTGGTCAGCCAATACAAATGTTGAGTTAGGGCCTCCGTGGCTCTGTGACTGCGATCAAGCCAACGCCATTCTGGTCAACAATGAGAGAATAGACTCATTGTGCGATTTTGGTTCACGCCAAACATACGAAAGCGGAGTGTGGAAGCATAAAACGTATGGATGGATTGAGCCAACATTTCCAGATTTGTATGGAAACTTTTTGAGTAGTGCAGGTGGCACACCCAGAACAATCGGCCAGCCGCAGCTAAACTTTCCAATTGTCTAATGTGCTGCTATCTCAAAGACAAATCCTGCTTGCTCAACCGTCCGGCTTCGGACCAGATGTGCCTTGATTGCATGATGCAAAAGCGTGACCGGCTCACTGGCCTTGGCGATCTTGTGGCATTGACCATCAACACAACGCCAGCCAGACACATCAAGCCAAAGGTGTGCAACTGTACAAAGCGACAAGAATGGCTCAACCGGCTTTGGTCATTCATTCCCAAGCCTGAGATCAAGAAGCCCAAACCAAGGCGCAAGGCTGCAAAGCCGATAAAGAAGAAACCGTGCGGATGCGGAAAGGCAAAACAAAATGGCAACACTGACATGGAACGGCGGCGGTGACGGCACCACATTCACGGACGGTGACAACTGGGGCGGTACTGCTCCATCCAACGATGACACGCTGATCATCAACAGCACCAGCGACAACATCGACGGAGCAGCCACTGGCCTCACTGGCATCACGTTCCGCGTTGGCTCTGGCTTCACCGGCACGCTTGGCTCATCCACGACGTACCTTGATCTTGATGGCCCGGTGCTCGAGTTCGCTGCTGGCGCTGGTGGCCATTACCTCACCGGCACTTGGACAACCGTGCGGCTCACCGGCGGCAGCCCGTCCGGCAACTTTCTCAACTTCAAAGGCAACGCCAGCACGGACATCACGACGATCAACGCCAGCTCACTGAGCGGCACCGTGACGATTGAAAGCTCTGCCAGCCTGCAAGACGTCAACATGACCGGACGCGTCGATGGCACGATTGTGATTGAGTCAGGCGTGGGCAGCCTTGCCGATCTGGTCTGCTCGAGCGGCACACTGCAGACCAGCACCACGGCGACCACGGCCAGCGCGCTTGGCGGCACGATTCGCACGCAAGGATCTGCAGCGATCACCACGGCTGAGGTTGACAGCAGCGGCGTGTTTGATCACCGGAGCAGCGGCACGATCACCACGCTCAACGTCTACGATGGCATCTTCGATCACCGCAGCAACGAGACGGCTGGCTTCACGTTGACCAACGCTTCGGTCTTCACTGGCGGCCAGATCCTGGGCGATGGACCGCTGGACAACGTGACGTACACCAACGGAATCAGCATGCAAGGCGGCCGGGCTACATTCCCGATCGGCTCATCTGTTTCGGTGTCCTGACCGGCTGCCCGTACAGATTCCAGCGCAAGGCCACAAGCAGCTCACCGTGGGCTGTGTTGTGGTTCGCATCGTCAATGATGCCACGCACCAGATGAATCATGGCGGCTGGCTCGCGGCCTTCTGCGTGCCGTGTGACGTCGTGCAGCATGTTCAGCATCTTCATCCGTGTCTGATGGATGGCCTGGGCGTTCGGTAGGTCTTTCGTTTCGTGGATCATCTGCTGTGAGACGTCGCGACCATGCCGTGCGAGGCTGTCGTAGGCAAGCCAAGTCTGGGCAGAAGCGAAGCCAAAGAAGCGATCCATACCCGCATAATCGGCGGAAAAGCCAAAAAATGTCAAAAATCTGCAATAATGCTGCACATTATTCTGCAGTATGATCCGATACAGTGTATGATCCAACCCGGCCAACTGGCCAAAGGAGGTACAAATGATCACCACACTGATTGCAAGCGTCGCATTGAGCATCGACATGACACCGCTGGAGCGGGCCATCTGGCAAGTTGAGAGCAACTGCCACGCTGGTGGCATTCCGTTCTATGGCGATGGCGGAGCTGCTGCCGGACCCATGCAAGTGCACCGCAATTATTTTCTGGATTCAGGCATCGGCGGCACCTATCCGCAGGATCTATTTGAGCTGGACACCAGCGTGCGTTGCTTTCGTGCATATATGAAGCGATACGCCAAGCCGCACCGCATTCCAGAAGGCATGACCAAAGACGAGGCCATGGCCCGGATGCACAACGGTGGCCCGGCCGCGTTGCGTGCCACTGGCAAGAAGAAACAAAACCTCGACCGCTACTGGTCCAAGGTGAAGCAGGTTCTCAAGGAGATCACCCAATGAACGACCCGCACCGTATAGTCATTCAGAAGTCTGCCGAAGAGTGGATTGTGCGAGACACCATCCAAGGCGATGAAATCCGCATCGGCAGTGCTCCGAACATTCGTTTAGCATCAGACCTGGCGGCTGATTTCGTGACCGCCTATGACCAGCAAAGGAGGCCCGAAGATGTCAATGCCGCTGACAATTCAGATCAGCGATGACGAAGCCATTCGCATAGTTATCAACGAAGCCGCACGCCGAGGTATCAAGTACGGTGGCGGCCGCCAGATCGCAACGGCGATCATCAAAGAATGGGCTGCAAGCCGCAGCCAATCATCGTTCCAAATTCACACCAAGGAGGTATTCAGTGACGGAACAAACAACAATGGGAGTGTGGGCAGCACTCAAGCAAGCCCAAGAGTCGATTGAAGCTGTAGGCAAAGGCTCGCAGAATCAATTCCACGGATACAACTACACCAGTGCAGAGGACATGCTGAAGGCTTGCCGCAAGGCTTTGCATGACGCTGGCCTCGTGGCGTACCGATTGTCCTGGAAGATCATCACAACCGAAGCGGGCGTCATGGTGCTCAGTCACTTCTGCATCGCTCTGGCTTCAAATGAAGAGGAATCGGTATCGGCTCACGTCGAGTACCCAGCGATTCCTGGCAACGGGCGGCCGCTGGACAAGGCGATCAGCGCCGCGTTGACCACGTCTTTCTCCTACTGGCTGCGGGATATGCTCATGCTGCCACGTGTTGACGGGCTCGAGGTTGATACCCGCGACGATTCTGGATACAAGCACGATGAGCAAGAAGCCGTCGGCCTTGCCATCGAGATCGAGGATCGGGCCACGCCTGAGCAGATGGAGAAATTGATGGGACAACTTGGCAAGTACAAAGCCACCAAGCTTGAAGAAGTCCCGCTAGTCACATTGAAAGCATGGCTCAAGAGAGTCAAGGAGGTCAGCAAATGAGTTGGCAAGAAGTCGGCAGCGGATCGCTGCACAAGAATGAAAGTGCCCAAGGCAAACAACCAGCCTACGGCGGACCCATCGAGATTGAAGGCAAGAAGTACCGTATGTCTGCCTGGGTAAACGAGAAAGACGGCAAGCGATACTTCAGCATCAAGGTCAACGAGCAGGTGCAGGACGATCAGCCCAGCATCGGCCAAGGCAGCCCAAAGATCATGGATGAGGAGATCCCGTTTTGTATCTGACAGGACTAGGACCGATTGATCCCAAAGACGATCATGGCAACGATGAGCAGATAACCGAAGCTGCTGAAATAGTCATGCGGCAACGCGAATGCCTTCATGATTGGATGGAGGTAGACGATGAGACTTGCTACTGTAGGCTCTGCGAAAAGACCGAACGGTGGGCAAATCTCAAGCCAAACACTGACACCGTGATGATGAGAGCGTATGGCGTGACCTTCATGGTTCCAATGAAGTGCCTGCCTGAATCATTCCAACGTACGATTCAGATTCGTCGGCAGATGGCTGCCGAGAAGTGACCCAAAGCCGCGCCCAGTTGGAGCATTCTGGGCGCGGCCTTACCT